TCCATTTTATTAGGTACGATACAATTTTTAGGCGTATGCTTAATTTGCATAACATTACCACCTTTAAAAATTATCTCAATACTTGCCTCGCCAAATAATGAATAATCTTGACAAACGTTCTTTAAATCTTTTTTAGATAGTATTCTTAAAATGTCCGCAAATTGTATCGCCTTTGTACTTTTTTGGTTTGAAGTTAAACCTTTGCCGTAAATATATTGTGCATAAGCATCAATAATGGCTCTATTGGTTGCGCTACCGTTATACCTATCAATAATCTCTTGGTAAAAACTATTTTTATCGCCATTTAAAACAAAGTCTTTGGAAGCGCTTTCTTTTATTTCAGGTCTTACATAGTTGCTTAATTGTAAAATTTCTAAATTCATATGTTTGTAGTTGCATAAGCCTTACCTCTGTAAAGTAAGTTGTCGTTAGTATCGTAAACCTCAAACTCAAAATTTTGTCCTTCTGTCATTGTTTGCGTAAATTCAGCGGTCAAATATCCGTTTGTATTAGTGCAAGTAAGGTTATGAGTTGTTTCAGTTTGTCTTAATTCATTCCTTAAAACCATAGTAGCCGTAGTAACGTAATAACGTGGTATGATTTGTAAGGTATGGACTGTATCGGTTGGATCAAATATCTTCATATTTATTAAACGTTTTTTTAGTGGTTTGGTATCAAATAAAAAAGCGTACCGATTAAAGTACGCTTTAAACAAAAACACTATGAAAAAAATATTATGCAGTAACTACTTGCGCTGAAACCAAAGCTAATAAAGCAGTTTTGGCTGCACTTGAAAGAAACGGTGCAAAGTTATTATCTCTCGCCTCTAAAGCCAAAGTATAACCACTCGCTTCTGTACTCATAACACCAGTAGTAGCTTCTAATCCTGAATCAATACCTACAGCTTTAACGTTCCCGTTATAATCGTGAATAAATGCTACAACTCTACCATAAAGTAAAGATTGCAATTCCACTTCAGTTTCTTTACCTAATTTAGGCAAAGTCAAAGCCAATGCCTGAACAATTTCAATAGTTCTGTTATCGTTATTTACAGTTGCTGTTTCAATTAATGAATTACCCGCACCTTTTACCTCATAACGAAAAACCTCAGCTAATCCAGCAGGCAAAGAAGCAATTTCTTGAGCCGATACCGTATAAGTATCGCCAGTATAAAGTCCAAAATCTACGTATCGAATTCCTGTACGTGAATCTTTACACGCAAGGGTACGACCTTTTAATATATCACACGCCATAATTTTATATTTTATTAAAAACCGCCCAAATTAATGAGCGGTTTAATTATTAATTATCCTACGTAAAGAACGTTGAATTTTTGGTTAACAACGTGAGCAGCAAGTGTCATATTGTTTTTCAAGAACATATCTTCTCTATTAAGAGCGATCTTGTCAAGTTGCATAACGTTAACGTCAGAAGCTAAATCAGTAGCCCAAATCAAATGAGATTTCAAAGAAGCGATAACAACGTTTTCAGGTAATGGAACGAATTCACATTTTAAACCATTAAAGTAAATGTTCTCATAAGCTGCGTCTGCATCAAATGGCTTAGTATAATCAGTTGTTACGTTGTTAGCTTGTACAATCATTTGTTTAACCGAACGTGGTAAGTACAAAGATGGTTTTTCAGTTGCGTTCAAAGTAGCAGCAGGAATAGCAGCATAAACTTTGTCTAATTCAGCTTTTAAAACAGAAGCAGTTAAAGTAGTACCTGCAACTTTGATTCTTGTACCAACTCCCGCAGTAGCTGAAGCGTTAGAATCGTTATAAATCATTTTAACTAAGATACCGTCAATTTGACTTGAAGCCAAAGCAGCGACTTTAGTTTTTTCAGCAGCACCTACTGAAGTATTTCCTGTTCCAGCAGTTAAAGCAGCTACAGCCGTTTTAGTTGCAGCAGTTGCACCGTTCCAAAACTCGTTTTCAAAAGCGTTTGAAATTTGTTTAGCGTATAAACCACCAATAACAAGTTGTTCAAATTCTGAACTCATAATTTCCCAAGCACCTGGCTTCATATCTCTTTTGAAACGTGAGAATCTCAAAGTGTTAGGATCAAACTCTTGGTAAAATTGTACTTTTGTAGGTGTTACCGCTACGTCAAAAGCAGTTAAAGAACCTGCTGAAGTTGGTACTCCTGAAGTGTAAGCTTGTAAAGTTGCAGTAGCAGTAGCTTCTGTAAAAATAGTTTCTGCTTTAACATCTTCTTCAAATGTTACTAATGCTTTTGCAATAGTTGTGTTTTCAAATAATAATTCTTCTACGATTGGCTCTGCTGCCTTTCCTCTGTAGTTAACTGAATTGTAAGTAATTGCCATAATTTTTATTTATTTTTTGTTAGTCTAAATTTTTCCAAAGCTGTCATTTCTTCAAATGATTTTTCTTTAGCTGGTTTGTTTTTTGTTAACGAAACGATTTCTTTTTGTTCTTCTAATTTTGCAGTAAAATCAGCTTTCAATTCAGCTTTCATAGCTTCTAATTGAGTACCGAATTCTTTTGCTAATTGGTAAAAAATCTCTTGCGTGTGTTTTTCTGATTTCACTCCGCTTGGTTTAACTTCTTCCAATTCAGCGGGAGCTTCCATTTCCGCTTCTGCTTCTTCTGCTTTTGCTTCTGACAATTCAGAAACTAAACCACCTGCAACAGTTAATACCATACCATTTTCAAGGATGTACTCGCCATCAGGTAAAGGCATAACATCGCCATTCTCATTTTGGATAGTTAGCGGCATCCCTACTGCTAAAGTATCGCCCTCAAAGTCAATCGTCAAAGATTGGTCCTGAGTCTTAACGCTACCAAGTGCGATTTCTTCTTTCTTAATTAGAGAGGAGAAACCATCTTTTATAGCGGTCAAAATTAAATCTACATTCATATTCTCGGTTTTTAAATTAATACGTTCTAAATCAAAGAATCCATCAATACTGAATCCTTTTACTTTGCCTGTCTTTACAAAGTCATTCCAAATCTCGTCGTTATTTACTTTCATAGAAGCGAACCAAGTTCCGATAGGTTCATTCATTCCATACATAACAGACTTGTCGTTTACCTCATCTTCTTTAATCCAACTTTCAACAAAAGTTACATCCTTAAGTTTTTGCTCGTTATCGTGTTCTAAAGTAGATGCATTTTGATAACCTTGCTCAAAAAAGTTTTCCATTGACAAACGAATAGTTTCAGCAGGAAAAACGATGTTAAACTCTTTGCCATTTTGGTTACGGTAAATAGGTTTATTTGGAATTAATACCGCACCTAAAAGAATACGTTTTTCATTGTCAATAGCTTTCAACTGAATCTCTTTTTGTTCGCTTAATGCTATAAAATTAGATTCCATCGCAGGAGATTCAACAAGTGAAATACCGAATACTCCTTCGGTTTCTTCTTTCTTAAATATTACGGTGTAAGTTTCCAAATTAAATGGATTTTACTTTATTAAAAAAAGTTTCTAAATCATTTGCTATTTTATCAAAAGCTTTCATTTCAGCAGGAACTTCAAAACCCACTTCTTTTGCTGAATCATAGGCTTTTTTTAAATTAGCTTTAAGACTTAAAACCGCTCTCAAACCTCCGTTAGCATTAACAAAATCGCTTTCTAATTTTGCTTTTATATCAATAGCAGTTTTAACGTCTTTTTTAATATCGTCAAAAAGAGCCAATTCTAATTTTATTCCTTTGATGTTTCCCATAATTATATATATTTAATAATTTAACGAAATTTATTTTTTTTGGTATCAATAAAGAATTTTTATATTATATTTGTATAAAAAAAAATCAAATTATGACAACAAAAGAAAAAGCTAAAGAATTAATTAATAAGTTTTACATTTCATTTCCTTTGGATGATTTTTCAAAAGAACGATATATTTTTGTAAAAAAACACGCTAAAAATTGTGCCTTAATAGCAGTTGATGAGATTATAAAATCAACATATTGGAAATACTTAATAGAAGGTATTAATTATTGGGAAGAAGTTAAAAAAGAAATTGAATTAATGTAAAAATAAACCCTCGCTAATAACTAACGAGGGTTTTTTAATTTAGCCGCCAAACGTAGCTGTTTTTACTCTATTTCTATCAAGTGCTTGGCTTGTTGTAACTGCTGAACTAACTACAAAAGCTTCGATTGGTCTGTTTTGTTGTCCTGCTATTGTTTGCGCTAATTGGTTAGTACCTGATTGTCCTACTATGTTAAATTGTGGCGGTGTAGACATTGAACCTCCGCTTGGCATAGATCCTCCACCAGTAGAACCTCCACCACCTAAAGCAGCTAATCCTTTTGCAGTTGCAGCGATTGACGAAGCTATTCCTATACCTGCTCCTATTGAATTTACTGCGACAAAAGGCATACCGCCTGTAAGAGGAGAAGCAGCAACGGCTTTAGCATTTCCTGCCATTGTATTAATAATAATTTTTGCTATACCTGCTGCATTTTCTGCAATTAATAAACCTTTTTGAATTGCTTTATTTTTAATACCTAAATCCTTTAATAGATTTATTCCTGCTGATACGTTATCCAATTGAGCATTTTGAATAGCTAATTTAGCATCGGCAACGGCTTGTTCTCTTGCGATATCTTCTTCTTTAATTTTATCGTCTTGCTCTTTTTTTGTTGCTTGGTATGCTAATCTAACATCGTTAATCTCGTTCATTTGCTGAATTTCGATGTCATTAATGTCTTTACCTTGTTGAATTGCTAATTCTTTTATTCTAAAATACTTATCGTTAATTGCTCTTTCTTCAACCTCTTGAGCACTCATAAACATTTCAGCGTTTTTGTCTTGAGCATCTCCAATGGCTTGAGTAATTTCGTTTTCTAAAGCCTTTGTGTTTTCTAATTGTTGCCTTTTTGCGTTGGCTAAATCTTCAGCATCTTTTTTAGCTTTATCTTTTGCCTCATCTCTTAATTTTTTAGCCGCTTCGTTTCTTTTGTCTTGTTCTTCCTTTACCTTTTTATCTTTCTCTGCTTGTCTATCTTTATCAGCTTGGAATATTTCACGATCCGCTTTATCTCTTAAATCTTTAAGGTATTTTAATTTTTCATCTTCGGTTCGTGTTTCATCTTCAGCAACCTCTTTTACTTTTGCAGCGTAATCAATATTCGCTTGGATTTTTCTTTTTGTATATTCATCGTATTTGTCGCCTTGAGTATCTAAAAAGTCTTGGTTTTTTCTTAATGTTTTCTCACTATCAGCAACCATTTTATCAATTGAGCGACCTGCTTCAGAAGTTACCCCTATAAAATCCGTAACCGTGTTAACAATACTCATAACTACATCGCCAACCGCTGAAAGTCCTGGTATTAAAGTCATAACAACTTTTTTTACCTTGTCAAAGTTTGCAATTAACAAACCTACTCCGACTACTAACGCTCCGATACCCGTACTAATTAAAGCACCTCTTAATAATTTAGCCGCTAAAGTCGCTCCGTTAGTTACAAATGTTTGTATTGCAGTTGCTGCACTTAATGCTTTTTGAAAAATGGTAGTCGATTTAATTACCGCTCCAAGTTGTTTAAAAGAATCTACGCTTTCGCCAATAGCTTGAACACCTTGTGAAATTGCCATTGCTGACTGAACTTTTAAGATAGCTTTTTCAACGCTTTGACTTTCCGAACCTAATAAACCTACAGCACCTTGAACGGCTGCGAATCCACCTGCAACTCCGCCTAAAGTTGAAGTAAGTGCTTTAAATTTTGCGTCAG